TATTCATGATATGTGCCATAACCATTTCAGGTACAGGGCTGTCGTTAGATGCGGATAGCTCAATAGATACATCACCATTCCAATCTTCTTCGTAGTTCTGTGGACGTATTACGATAGCTATTTCATCGTCACTTAATGTGTAACCCATCATACTTTCCTTTTTGTTTTAACTTCTATTCGTTTAGCTTTGATCTCTTCACCGTCTTCGTTTAACCAATCTTCTGGTATCACACGGTGCGCCCACTTAAAGCCATACTTGTCACACCAATCACAGTACTTAGACTTAGCACCTTTGTACAGCCTTGACTTAGCATTACTAAATACAAATCGTATATCTAGCTCTGGATGCTGACGTTTTACCTCACGGTGTTTACGCCTATCTGCTGAATCAAAGATACCCTTAGTCTCAATGATGATGCCGTTGTCAAGCACGAAGTCAGGTGTGTAGGTACGATACTTTAAGTCTTCCCACTCTACCTTTAGTAGTTCGTATCTGACTTTCTTTTGTTTAGGCTTAAGCCACGCAGCAACCTCTCTTTCAAGGCCACTGCGATAGCTCTTGGTGTGTCTACGCTGCGTCACTGTTATCCTCAAGGTATTGCGGATCAACAAACACGTAGTCTACCATTGGTGGTTCTTTAGCGTTAGACTTAACAGCAGGTAGTGTCTGCAGGTTAGCCCAACACTTATGTTTAAATGCACAGAAGCCACACTCACTACCCAGCTTTAGGTTACCTGTAGTCTTACGATAGTGAGTCTCAGGGATAGCCTCAAAGCAACGCTCAAACGGTTTGTCTTCATTGATGTGAGATACAGTAGCTTCGATTCGCTCAAGCACTTCATCAGTATCTACACTTGATGCATCTACATACTTAAACTCACCATTAGCTTTGTTCACTACCCACCAACCACCAACGCCTAGCTCTGCTGCAGTAGCGTAGCCGACTAGCTGTGGGATATACCCAAAGCCATCACCTTGTGCTAATGCTTCTAGGCTAGCAAACTTGTTCTTGTATGACCAAGGTGATGCAGACTTAACGTCATCCACTTTGCCATCCATAACCATGTCATACTCGCCGTTGATCTTAGTACCATCACTAAGCTTGAGCGTAACGTTATCGTTGTCCTTGAAGTCAACATCAGCAGCACGAAGAAGACCTTTGAATACAGCCTCTACAATATCCCCAATGATCATGTTTATCAGGAAGTGTGGGGGTAGAGGTGTTTTATCTTCTGGGTCATTCTTCTCAAACCACAACTGACAAGTCGGACGCCCAATGTTGGACATCCGTAGTTTAAACTTGTCACGTGGACCACTGCTGAACTGTTTCTTTAGTGCAGCCTCAACATCCGTAGCTACTTGCTTACGGATATCTTCAGCCATGTCTGTCTCACCCTTAGTAGCTCTCGCTAGGTAATCGTAGACAGCTAGTTCAGCATGATGGTTCATCAGTCTGCCTCTTCTACATTGACAAACGATGCTACAATAGATGCATCATCCTCAGAGATAGTCTCTTTGTTCTTTTCATCCCACTGCTGCAAGATGTAAGAGTTCTGATACTCAATGTAATCCATGAAGTCTTTCAGTGTAGTCTGATCTTCAGGGGTGATGTCTACCTTGTCACCTGCATTAAGCTTCATGATAGCGTAAGTGTTACCATTAGGTAGATGATCTTCATCCGCAGCCAGGTTAAACGTGTACTGAATAGGTAAGATATTCTTACTTGTCAGAGCAGTTAAAGCCCCGTCCAATGACTTAGTGCTTGAAGGTGGAACCTCACACACAAACGGCACTGGATCAGTGATAGCATCTACAGGATTACCTGCTTCGTCAATGCAATCATTAGCAGTTAACATACCAAAGACAATCTTCTTACGCTTGATGCTACGGATTAAGTCCTTTGTCTTCTCAGGTACAGAAGCCCAGTCTTCAATGTAACCAGACGGTCTACCTAAGTTAAACCCACCCATGTTATCCTTCAAGTCACCCTTTAGGTCAGTACTCATGACTGTTTTCATCATCTTATCTTCTGATGAATCCCACTTGCTCCACTGTTGACGTACAGCAAAGATGCGGATGTTAGGGTTGACGCTATAGACTACGTTGTCTTCCCCTTGTGTGATCTTGTATGACCCTGATGGTACTACCTCAGTCTTGACTGACTTGCCATTGACTTCGATGCTACCCATGATGCCGTTGTGGATCAGGTTAACACGTGGTAGTGAGGCACTCTTTGTTTCACCCCCTGTGTTTGATACACCAATAGCTTCCGCTAAAGACATACCAAGATCGTTTTGAATTGCTAATTCTGTACTCATACTTACTTCCTTTTTGTAAAGTTAAAAGATGCTTAGTTATACTCTAAACGTCAGTCATGTCAAGCCAATTATCACCTAATTTTGCTTCTAATAATAGAGGCACATTCATGGTAACACCGTAAGCCTTTTCGACTAAAGAGTTTAGGTCTTCGTTCATATCCGTAATAGTCTGAATCACTGCTTCAATCTCATCAGGGTGTACGTCAATGACCACTGAATCATGCACAGAATTAACTAAGCATGACTGCATATCCATCAGTCTACGTTCTATCTCACACAATACAACAGGCACTACATCACCTGTAGCAAACCCCTGCACTGGATAGTTCTTGATCATCGTGAAGTGTGTCACGCTACCGTTGCTACGTCTTGTCACATCAGGGAAAGCGTACTGTCTGCCACTCACATTAGTAATCTTATTCAGGCGTATTGCCTCACTCGCTAGCTTCTTATGCCACGCTGCTACGCCTTTGTACTTCTGTGTGAAGTGTTCGTAGTATGCAGCTACAGCCTTACTTCTGCCATACCCTGTAGCCCCAAAGAGAGGAGCGAAGGTGTGGGGCTTAGCTTCTTGGCGTGACGTAGGTTCACCTGCATCAGTGATAACCTTTGCAGTGTAACTGTGTACGTCAAACCCTGTGTCAATCTCTTCCATAGCAGTCTGATCCTGTGACAGGAATGCAGCGGCTCTAAATTCAAGCTGAGCAAAGTCGGCCTCACAAATCTTACCGCCAGACCACCTAGATATAAACACACGTTTTACTGGGAAGGTTCCCCCTCTTGGCATGTTTTGCATGTTGGGATTGCGTCCAGAGAATCTACCTGTACTGGTGATGTGTTGAGTGAGTCCCACGTGTAGCATTCCTGTGGTTGACTTTCTATAAACATTAATCCCGTCAACAAAGCTACTAAGGTAACTAGAAATAGCAGAAAGCCTTTTAACATCAGTAAGAAAGTCCACAGCACTATCCATCCCGTTGTTCTTAGCAGTAGCAATGAGAGTGTCCAGGTTGTCTTTACTTGTGCTAAAACCATTAGCTGATACCCACTTCTTACTTGGTGCAGCGAAGCATAGACCAGCCACTTTGTTTATCTTCTTTAACTGATAGCCTCGTGCATCACAGTCCTTACAGTTGTTAGGCTTCTTAAAGAGTGAGCCATCCTTCTTTACTTTGTATGTCTTACCTTTCCCTTTACATGTAGGACAAGTGAAAGCCTTAGTGCGAAGAATCGTAGTAGAGTTTGCTGCAACTGCTGACTTAAACTCTTCCTGTGTTTCCACATAGTCAAAGAGCGCTGCCCATTCTTTTTTGTTATTTATTGCAACTGAGAACACAACCTGTGACATCTGTTCAGGTGAGTTAAGATTGATAGGTGTATCACCCATAAGATCCCTGACCTTGCGCTGTAGACGCTCTTCTATCTGTGCTTTCTCAGTCTGAAACTCTTTACGTACTACCTCAAGGGCGTTGTTATCCACACTGAATCCTGACATATACATTCTTGTAAGGGCTTTACAGGTGGCGAAGGTGACTTCTCTGACTGGAAGAAGGGAGGTGGATTCTGGTTGGGCGTAGTCGTGTTCTTGACTGAGGAACAACTCACGAGTTGTGAGCAGGTCATGCCTAAGATAAAAGCTAAGCTCATTGAGAGGTATTTCATTTGTGTTATATCCTTCCTTAAAGTAACGCTTGAGCGTGTCATCCTTCTGGAAGTCTAGCTCTCTGCGTTCAGCACAAGCCTCTAACCCTACAGGTATCTTCTGTCCACGTGCAAGCAAATATTCTGCTAACATAGTGTCATAGATAGGGCCATCATACTTGTAGCCACATTCCCATAACCACATCAAGTCATGCTGTGCGTTGTGCATGATCAACAGAGTAGTCATGTCTAGGATAGACTGCAGCACGGCTCTACCGTTACCACTTGTATCCTTGTGCTCTACATGGTCTAGCGTAATGATGTTTTCGTTCTTCCAGTTATCTACATCAAGCACCCCCACTTGTGTTAAGCTGTTGCCTAACTCGAATGGGTCCATGATAGTCTTGCCATCACGTTTAGTTGTTGTGTTCTCTACATCCAATACATTACGCAAGATACTGACTCCGTTCACCGTCTAACTCACAATGTACTACGCCATGCCAGCCACCCTTGAGTTTGTTCTTGGCAATGTTGAGGTGGCGTTGATTACTTTCTTCATCATCCTGGCCTTCGACTAGCTTGTTCTTAGAGATCAATACCATCAGGTCAGCCTCTGCTGCCTTGCCTGTCTTCGATCCTTCTAGCATAGACTGATCTACACGTACCATACCTTCAGCCACAGCACTCAACTGCGACATCCATATGATAGCACAACCGTATTGCTTAGCTATGTTACGTGCATGGATAGCCGCTTCCTTGAGGTACACATCTGACTTGTCGCTAGTCTTGTTAGCAAACTTGTCACCCATATCTAAAACTACGATGTTAGGCTCATATGCTTTTACAACTGCCTCTACCCATGACATGTCCTTGCCTGTACTATCCTTAACAAAAATGTTCTTACGTACAGGTTCATAACGTAGTGCAGCCTGTGCCATGTTAGCTTTAACTTCTTCCATGCTCATACTGGTAGCCGCACTGAGGTAACGTGCACCTACACGCTCATAGCTTTCTTCATTACACAGGATCATACACTTAGCACCTTGATGTGCAAAACCATCTGGCGCTGCGATAGTGCTAGCATGGAAGCTGGTCTTACCTGTGTTAGGACGTGCACCTACAACAACTAAGTGTCCACCACTGATACCCTCAACCTTACGGCGCAGGGATGGTATGTTCCACTTCCATTGTGATTGTATGTCGTTAGCTTCAAGTAAAGTATCAATGTCCATGTCATCCCACTCTATCTTTAGGTTAGGCATGAAGTCATCTTGATAGTCACGTATCAAACTACGTAGTGGTTCCAGCGTATCCTTTGTGCCATTCACGTAGTCAAAGCCAAGGTTAGCTATCTCTTCACCTACTACCTGTTGAAACAACTTAGACAATACATCCGTAGCTATATCAGTGTTAAGCGGTTTCTCTTTAGCAATCTTGTGGAACAGGTCACGATAAGCTTCCTTATTAGCTGTAGTCATGCTGTTGTTGCCAGCATAGAATAACGCTTCTAGTTCTGATGGATTCAGCGTCTTCTCATACGTGTTCATAGCATAGTCTAGCGTCTGCTTGATCTTACGTACATCTTTAGTGAATATCTTATCAGGGCAACGGATGCCCTTGTGGTTATCATAGAACTCTTTGTCCATAAGTGTACGGATAAGTGCTAGTTCCATCATATTGTGTCTCCTCTAAGACTGTGGCTAGGCGTACTCTTTCTTATTAATGTACTGCCTATCCTGTATTTCCTTCTGTAAGTATGCAATCTCACACTGGATCAACTTACGCTCATAAGCTTCAAGCTTAGGGTGTTGTAACCTAGCCCACCACTTCTGTAGTTCTACTTGTAGTTCTTTAACTGAAGTCATTTCACATCTCCTTGTGACCAATAGTCCCAGCTTTCTATGTGCCCACCGTCATACACAGAGTCAAGTGCGTTGTCAAACTTTTTATTATTGATGTACACTCGACACGCTTCCAGTACTTCATCAACAGACAGGTCAACGTAGACATGACCAAGCGGTACACGTGTATCAACGATTGCGGTTTTTGGGGTTGGCGAATCTGGCATAGAATGCTCCTTCTGGTGATTTGAGTGCAGCCATAATATCTAGTAGCTGCTGATATGTTATAGAGATAATCTCGTGTCTGTTAAACTCTTCAGTAAACTGACGTATAAATACAACATCATCATCTCCAATGATAACCTCTACATCTTCACATATATTCGATTCATCTAGTGAATTAATAATAGCTGCATCAGGTTCAAACTCTACAGTGTACATTAGTTCTCTTTCACTCCTATGCATGGTAGTAAGATAGACAGCTTACAGTACTTAGGATATTCGTCATACGTCATAGCTATCAAAACAGGTGGCGCAGCTATAAGTAAAGCTACAATAGCTGACGCCTTAATTGCACCGTTAATGTTACCTCTCATTAGTCATTCTCCCTAAAGTCTGTGAAGTCTGCCTCTAAGGGCCACTCATTGTCTGTCACGGAATATCTCCTCATACTTAAAGAACAACTGTTGAAACTTCCACTCGTATAGTTGCTGCATACCCATCAAGGAGTTCATCATCTCGTCATGCGTAGGCTCACGCTCACCATCACCTATCTGTTTGAACACTGTCTCAAGGTCATTACATACACGCCAACAGTCCAAGATCATTGGCTCTAAGTCATACATCTTACTCATCTTCATCCTCCGTAAGTGCATCCCATGACACAGGGAATAGTTCAATCATTTTACGATCAATCTGTTGTGCAACTACTCGTGTCTCTGCCTGTGTGTCAGGCTTACATCGTAGGTTACACATGTCAGCAAATGCATCCAAGCTACCTGACCAGTACCACTCAGTCATCATAGACTGTGGCAATACCATACGTGCTTGCTCTGGACATACACCTTGATTAAGCAAATCTTTGTAAGCCTTAAGACATGCCCAGTTTACATTTCCCCAATCACCTACGTCAACTACACCCGCACTACCTTGTTTGGCATCCACACTTCGTCCACGCCACTCTGTAGGCTGATAAAACTCAGGCTCGTGATCTACGTATCTTCTTGATACTTCATTCCAGCGCAGAAACTTATGCTTGACTAGCTGTCTAGCTACAAAGACTGGAGCCTTGACATGGAAGCTGGCAAAGCAATGCCCGAATGGGCTGATGTGTTTGTGCTTGGCTAGATATTGAATCAACTTCTTATCCCTAGCTTTCATGTGTTGTTTGAAGCTGTAAGCATCTGACTCTTCATAGTCCCACTCACTCTCCTTGCCAAAGCTTACTCGTGCAGCAT